CATGATGTCCCCCAGAAATACACCATACTCGAGTATCGAGTCAGCTGTTGAAGTATCGAGATCTCTGAGTCATCAAATCTTCGGTACTAGAAAGCCACTCAAACCTCTTCTCGTTTCCCACGTTTTGCTGTACACTTTTGTGATACTTATAGTTTTAACGTTAGTTTATTTTAAGAAGAAATGAAATTTCTAGGAAAGGTACACGAACCCATTTATGACTTCAATGATAAAAAGTATATTCGTTTTATAATTCCATCTAAGTGTTCAGAAATTATAGAGCGAATGCATATAAATAAATGGCGTTTTCTATCAAACCCAAATATCGACAACCCATTGGATGGCAACATCTTGACAGTAAAAGTTCCATTTCGGTACCGAAGAGTCATGTGTAACGTTCAAGGAAAACCTATTCAATCTCTTATCAAAGGTGACGAAGCCGAAATTGAAATAGAATTCAAAGGTGCATGGAATGTTGGTAATTATTCGGGTTTATCTTGGGTACTCTCTTCCTCAATCTTCTCAAGTCCTTGACTAGGATCTATGGGTAATTCAATCGTGTTCACACCACCCTTTTTCAGGTTAGAAAAGGTTTGAAGCATTCCCTGGAGACGAAAAACTTCTTGAGTCATTTGTTCGATATTTTCTTGAAGTCGTTTAATATTCTCATCAATGTCGAGAGTGGGCATCGTGTACTTATTTAAAGTTTCGCATCTTTAAATAAGTATGCTCTCCAGAACAGGATACATCGTAAATACGGGTCCAATTCAGGAAATTAAAAAGGAACTTACCGTAAGACCTATAGTAAATGGGGATTACGGATTCCCTCCACCACCTTTCAAAGTTTTCAGACCGGCTAAGAATGGAGTCTGCGTTCCAAGATTCTACGGAACTTCTAAACTTGGAGAACCCAAAGAGGACAAAAGACCAGAACCTACTCGGATCAATACCAAATTTGTCGGACAGCTTAGGGATACTACACACCAAAATGATGCCCTCAGAGCAGCAATTAAAGCAGGGCATGGCGTCCTTTCTTTACCATGTGGGTATGGCAAAACGACGGTATCCTTGGCCATAGCGTGTAAGTTAGGGTACAGGACCATGATTGTCGTACACAAACAATTCTTAGCAGATCAATGGCGAGAAAGGATTCAACAATTTTGTCCGGGTGCCACGATTGGTGTAGTACAACAAGATAAGAAGGAAGTCAATTGTGACTTTGTTATCGCTATGCTCCAGTCACTATCACTCAAAGAATATTCATTTTCAGATTTTGATAGTGTAGGAACTCTCATAGTAGATGAGGCGCATCATATATGTGCCAAGGTATTTAGTCAGAGTTTGTTTAAAATGTGCCCCAAGCACATCTTTGGACTCTCAGCGACACCCGAACGAAAAGATGGTCTCACTAAAGTGCTTCATTGGTTTATGGGTCCAACATTTTTTGCGGTTGAAAGAAAGAATCAAGAACAGGTTGAAGTGTTTCAAGTTACGTTCGATTCACCGAATTATAGAAACCCTCCACCATCTATGAGAAATGGAAAGATTTCAATGCCAAATATGATTACATATCTAGTTGAAGATCGTCAAAGGAATAAGATGTTGGTGGAGTTGGTGAAAAAGGCTTCAGCGGGGACTCGACAACTTTTAGTTCTCAGTGATCGCCGGTTTCATTGTGAATTCCTTCACCAATGTTTCCCTAAAACTTCAGGACTCTATATGGGTGGTATGAAAGAAGCCGCTCTCCAGGAATCTTCGAAGAAGAAGATCATATTCGCAACATTCAGCCAAGCCCATGAGGGTCTCGATATTCCAACTCTTGATACAGTTATCTTAGCCAGTCCCAAGTCTGATATCACTCAAAGTATTGGAAGAATTATGAGAGAAACAAAGGGAAAGAAGAATGATCCTCATATTTATGACGTACATGACCCTTGGTCGATCTTTACAGCGATGTATTACAAACGGATGAAGGTGTACAGACAAGGTGGATTCAATATACGTGGAAAGATTGTGGAAGAAAAGAAGAGTGACTTCCCTCAGGGAAAGTGTCTGTTTTTATAATCTGAACATCTATTAAATGTCGGGTGCATTAATACAATTGGTATCCAAGGGAATACAAGATGTCTATCTAACTAGTGACGATGGACATTCTTTTTTCCGCATGAAGTTTACGAGGCATACAAACTTTTCTCAAGCACCCAAATACATTAAACATATTTCAGCCAAAGATACATCTATTAAAATTCCTGTTTTGGGTGATGTCCTCAATGGTCTATGGTTTGAATCGAGTTCTCTGAACTCGAATGCTAATATCGCATCCAATCTATTTTTTAATTCTACACTAGATCTCTTTATAGGCGGTCAAAAAGTTGATTCACAACCATATGATTATTTCGGTGATATATGGCCAAACTACTTAGCTGATACATGGAATAAATCACAAGAACTTAACAATAAAACTTCGACATCTAACTATACGTTTGTTCCACTTCATTTCTTTTTCTGTGATCATAAAGCATTTTTACCTCTCATAGCGTTACAACATCACGAAGTTGAGATACGAATCAATTTTGATGAAGCAAACTTGAGTACTATAACAACCGACGACCAGAACGCTAAAATATACGGAAACTATGTATATTTGGACAAGGAAGAGAGGGAATCTTTGATTAGTCGATCATTGGATTTCGTCATCACACAAGTCCAGAAAATAGAGTTTCCCCTCGCGACTACTATTGATAACACATTGGCCAGTAATGAAAATGTGTGTGACATATCTTCATTCAATCATCCAGTTAAATCGTTATTCTTTGGTTTTGGTGCAAACAGTGGTGATTTTGCAAACGATCGTTTCACATTTAAGAATGCGGATTTACAAATAAACGGGATACCTTTAATCGAACAGATGAGTCCCATGTACTTTCATACTATTCAGAATTATTTCAAATCATCCTTTGGAACATCTGAATTTATCGCAGAGAGTCAAGTGTTGATGTATACTCGATTCTTCGCGTACCACTTTTGTATGAACGCATCAGACTATAATCCATCTGGATCTTGTAATTTCAGTCGGCTCGATAACGCCAAGTTAACCATCAGAGGCGCAGAAAAGGGATTAAATAGACCAACTAACCAGGGACTGTTTGTGTACGCCGTAAATTACAACGTGTTGAGAATCAAGGACGGTTTGGCAGGAATTTTATTCGGTAGTTAATGTATAGATGGGTAGAACTGTTCGTTTCGATCAGATTTTTGTGTCGAATATGGACGCTGATCCCACAGAGCAGGATATTCTCACCACAGTACGGAGTATTATTACGAGTGAGATTGAAGCGGATGAAATTGTAGTTGATCGTATCGGTATTGCTAACACAGTTCCGACAAAGAGTTTCTCTATCGGTGCAGATCTCTTTATGCAAAGTGGTCAAGAGGTCATTTTGGATGTCTCCAAAACTGTCAAGACTGCACGCATGACCGTAACTGATAAGATTGGTGTTAAAACAGAAAATCCAGTCAATGATTTCCAAGTTGGTGATAACCAGGAATTCTTTATCAGTTTAGATAATCGTGATTTAGTCACTGTAAATGGTAACATTTTTACATCTAATTTATCATTTACAAATGATCTTGAACTTGTTAATAAATTTAAGGTGAGTAATAGCGATTCAAACGTTCTCGAAGTTACCGGTAATACATTCACAACTAACGTAGATGTGGGAAAGTTTCTGTCCGTGGGTAATGAACTTGACCCAGCTACAGATTCCAATGTAGCCGTATTTGAAAATGGTAATGTTGTCGTCAAGAATGGTGTGCTTCGGATTTTTGGAAACACTGAAATGGTTGGTAACTTATCCATCACAGAAATTCCAGATTATTTGGAAGTAAACAGTCTTGTCATATCAAACGCCGTCATTCAAATGGCTACAGATCCAACGAATACTGGTGCATTCGCAGGAAATGATGGAAATTATGATATGGCCACGTTGATGGTTCAAAAGGCTGGAGATGCTAACGTGTTTTTTGGGTACACACAAAGTGACGATATGATGAAACTGGGTCGCACATTCGGTGGACCTCTCACTCAAAACTTTACGATTGATCCGGCGACCACGACAAATCTTCAAATTTTTGGCGAATTATACACACAAAATAATGTGGGTATAGTCAACACGTCACCAAATTACAGTCTTTCCATAGGTTCGAATGTATATATAAATGATACTGCGACATCATCTGCGAATGTTTTACATGCCAATGGATACGGATACTTCAAGGGTATGCGAATAGGAGATGATGGACTCACTGTCGGTAGTCTCATTACACTGGATGCGGATGCGGCGATACCGATGGTGGTGACATCCACTATTCAAGCCCATAGTATTCAAACAACTGGTAACACACCGACGGGTATAGCCAATACAAATCCAACTGATACATTCTCAGTTGGTGATGAATTTTTCGTAAATACAGCTTCCACTGCCGCGAATACATTAACAATTCTAGGTAATACAGTCACAAATCGTCTCATCACACAGTCTATCCGTGTTCAGGATTTCATTGAGGTTGAGGGTGATTCAGGAATTACATCT